CCGCAGACCCGCCCCCAGGATCGCCGTCAGATCACGGGCTGAAACCCGCCCCTCGGCGAACCGTTCGACGAGCCCATTGAGATCGGACGCCTGCAGGCGCGCCTCGAGTTCAGCCAGCGCGCCCAGCGTCAGGCACAGCGTTTTCGTCTCGCCGCCGATTTCGGCGTCGATTTCTCCGCGTTGCGGATTGGCCATTTCATGGCTCCCTGAATATGCTAGGCTCATCTGAGCGACTAGGTTGTGTTGTGATGTGTACATATGGAGCCCGCCAGGATGGCCAAGCCCTCGACCACGCTTACCGTGCGTTTGCCGAATGAAACCCGGGCCAAGCTCGACCGGCTGGCCGAGATGACCCAGCGGTCCAAATCCTTCCTAGCCGCCAAGGCGCTCGACGCCTATGCGGAGCGGGAGCTTGAAAAGTTCGAGCGCATCGAAGCGCAAATGCGCACCTCCGACACGCCGGACCCCGATCCCGACGAGATCTTCGCCGTCATGGAACGCGCCAGCCGCAGGGGAAACAGCTAGGATCGAAGCCCACTCCCCCTCAGGTGTCATCGCGGACTTGATCCGGGATCGCCCGGGGTGACAGTATGGAGTGCTTGCCAGCGCCGGAGTTCTCTCCCGCAAATCCAGTTGGGCCTAAGCCGCCGTAAACCCGATCTCCCCGGCGCTTTCCAGCGCCAGCTCGAACGTCACCTCGCCCGCGTGGTCTCCGGCAAATTCCAGCGCCACGATCTGAAACGGCCCTTCCATCGTCCCGAAATCGGGCAGAATGAGCCGCCAGTCCCTTATCGTTCCGCCGAAAAACAGCTCACGCACCTGCGCGTCCGAAACCTTGTCCTTGAAAATCCCCGATCCCGACACCGAGGCGCGCTTGATGCCGCCACCCTCGAGCAACTCCCGCCAGCGCCCGGCGCTTTCGGCGTCCGTCGTATCGACACTCGCCGCATTGAACGCCAGCTGCTTGGTGCGCAATCCGGCAACCGTCAGGAAACTCCCCGCACCTGTCTGGTCGAGTTTTAAAAGCATGTCCTTGCCGCTCTGGGCCGTCATCTCAATCGTCCTTTGGTTCGGAGAAAAGCCGCAATTGCACCGCCGCCCGCGCCCGCCCCGTCGCCAAATCGATGGCCGTTTCGGTGCGCACATGCCGCCTGTGGGTCAAAACGTGGTCCTGGGGCGCCAGCGCCCCCATCACCGCCACCCGCTCGATCCGGTCGGCAATCTGAATCGCTGCCGACCGCGAGGGCTGCGGGCTCCAGCAATGGATGGTCAGCCGGTGCTCGCAGCCCGGCGTCTCGTCCCCATCGCGCGGCACCGCGTCATGACGCAAGATCGTCACGTATGGCGGCTGTTGCCCCTTGGGCGGCGCATCGAAAATGGCTCCCGCCCCGATCAACAGCGCCAATGGCGCGTCATCGGTCCAGGCAGAAACCAGCGCGTTCTGGATATCTTCCAAAGCCTGCATCTAGCCCACCATCGCCGTTTCGGCGCACAGGCACGAAAGGTATGCCCGCCGTCCGTTCAGATCTTCAGCTTCGACGATTTCCAGCGCCCGCCCGCGATAGACGATCCGGTCGCCAGGCCTTAAATCCTTGCGAAACCGCAGCACTACCGCGTGGGTGGACGTCGCCGCCCGCCCATCGCCCTCGCGCATGATCCGCGCCGAGCGCGACCGCACCCGCGCCCAGACCGACGTGATGGGCAAAAACAGCGTTTCGTGCCCGCCATCGGGCATCAGAGCCATGTCGCGGCGTTGCAATTGCACCCGGTCCCTCAGCGTGCCGACCGGCGGCACTTCGCCCCTCACAGCCGCACCCGGCGATGGCTGGCAATCAGCCGCTCGAACCCGGCGGGCACCGAAGCCCCCGCCCCGCTGACCAGCACCGCGTCGCGGTTTTCGTACCAGTACGCAGCCAGCGTTTTGAGCGACTGCAGCAGATCGGCGGGCACCTCTTCGGGCTCTGTTCCGAACCCGGCCACATAATCGATCTCGATGCCCATCCGCTCGCGCAACACCGGAGCACCGGCCACGCTCGCCGGCAAAATGATCCGCGCCGGATTGGTCCGCCCATCGGGCAAGACCTGTTCGAGATCGATCTGGTGTTCGTTGCCGCCAGCGTCGTAGCAGCGGATTTCGCTGAGCGCGATCATCGGCGAGACCGGCAGCTTGGTCACCCGGTCTTCCGGCCAGCCATCGCGCACAACCCGCCAGGTCTGGGCCAGCAATGCCTTGCCCGTCAGGCTCTCGACATGGACCCGCGCCGCCACGATCAGCGCCTCGATCAACCCGTCCTCGGCCTCATCCTCAACCCGCAAATGCGCTTTCATCTGCGCAAGCGAAACCGGCTCCTGGGCGGGGCCCGCCAGAAGGTATGATGTCATTTTTTGTTCTCTTTGATTTGTTGTGTCGCGCCAACGGCAGCGACATCCCCATTCAGGAAAGCCGCTGCCCGGAATGGATCAGGGCGTGGCGAAAATGGTGTTGGCCGAGAACCGGAGCGGAGCGTACTTTGGTACGTGAGCACCGGAAGCGCAGGTCAACGCCGTTTGCAGCCCACCCTCATTCATTCCCCGAATTTGAGGAGCTTGATGGCGTCATAGTCCGCAACCCCGCCGCCCACGCGCTTGGTGGTGTAAAACAGCACGTAGGGCTTGGCCGAATACGGATCGCGCAGGATATTGACCCCCTGCCGGTCGACAATCAGATACCCGCGCCTGAAATCGCCGAAGGCGACCGAAAGGCTGTCGATGCCGATGTCGGGCATGTCCTCGGCCTCGACCAGCGAAAAGCCCATCAGACTGGCACGGCCGTCGGGCGAGGCTGCCGGCTGCCAGAGGTAGTTGCCGTCGGCGTCCTTGAGCTTGCGCACCGCGCCTTGGGTGCGCCGGTTCATCAGCCAGGTCGCATTCTGGCGATAGCCGGCTTTGAGCGCATAGACCAGATCGACCAGCGCGTCGGCCGGGTCGGTGGCATCGAACCCGGCATCGACACCCGTCGAAATGGTGCCCAGCGATTCCCACGCCCAGCTCGCCTCGTCGACCGTTGCTGCATCGAGAAAGCCCGAAGGCTTGTTCACGCCATCGCCGAGGATAAACGCCGTCGTTTCCTGTTCGGCAAAGGCCGCGTTGACTTCCTCGGCGATCCACTGCCCCACATCGACGGCAGCATCATCGAGAAACGCCTGCGTCGCCGCCGGCATGGCGTAGAGCTCGGTGGTGGGGAACGTCAACTCGTCGATCACTTGGGAATTGGTCTGGGTGCGCGCCGCCGTCTCCCCGACCCAGCCCACCTGCGGCCCGGTCACGGTGATGGGCTTTTTATAGACCGAGGAGGACACCTGCCGCACGCCGCAGATCGAGCGCATGGGCGAAACCGCCGTCAGCAGTTTGGTAATCTCGGTTTCGGTCTCGCCCGGCACCAGATAGCCGCCATCGGGGTTCGAGCCGATCGAGAGCGCCTTTTCCTCGCCGCGCTTCACATAGGCGGAAAACGCGTCCTTGTATTCATCGCTCGCGACCGCTCTGCCCCCTTCGAGCGCCGGACGCGCCTTGTCCACTGCCGCCTTGTCGAGCGCCGATTTATGGCCGTCCAGCACCGCATTGAGCCGGTCCAGCTTGCCCTCGAGCAAGGTGTCGGCGCGCCCAAGTTTTTCCAGCTCGCCCAGGCGCTGGTCGTTGGTCGATTTGAACTCCTCGAAGGCGTTCATGAAATCGGCGAACAGGGCGTTCACATCCCCAGCCGGAAGCGCCGCCACCTTGGTTTCAAGGCGCGGTTCGATAGATTTGGTCATCAGTTTTTCCTTGTTGGTATTGCCTGGGGTCGCAGCCCTGCCTCCCCACCACCGTCATCCCGGGTGAAGACCCGGGACCGTATTCTCACGCGCTTGTGGTCTCTCACCAGCGCGGAGCGTACTGGACACCGGCTCAGGCCTGTCCCCGCGAAAGCGGAGAGCCGGGGTGACATTTGGAGAAGATGCAAAGCGCTACGATGTCATCAGTGTCACCGCCGCGCCAAGCGTTGCGGCCAGTTTGGCGTTGCCGCCCGGCACGGACGAAATCCGTGCCGCCTCCATCATCGGAAAGGTGACGATGGAAATTTCCCAAAGGTCCACGGCCCACAGCCGCCGCGTCCCCGTCCGGCCCTCACGGGTGGCCCGCACGGCCCGAAACCCGATGGACAGCCCGTCAATGGCCCGCTGCGCAATCAGCGCCCGAAGGCTTGCCGCCCGCGGCACCCCCTCGAGCAGCCGCCCGGACACTTTTAGCCCGAACCGATCCTCGACGATCTCGTCCCAAAGCCCCACCGGCTCCTTGGGATCGTGCTGAAACAACAGCCGCACCCGGTCCGCGCCGCGTGATTTCAGCGTGTCGCGAAACGCGCCGGGCATCACGATGTCCCCTCCGCCATCGAGCCGCCCGAACACCGACGCATAGCCCGAAAACCGCCCATCGGCGTCTATGGCAACGCTCATCTGGCCGCCTCCGGCTTGCCCCTCGCCGCCTTGGTCGGCCGTTTGGCCAGCGTCCCCGCCAGGTTCCAGGCAAACTGCCGGAACACCTGCGTTGCTTCCCCCGAATTGGTCTTGGCCTTCTTTTTTGTCCCCAT